GGCCATCTCTCGAACGAACTCAGACGAGCGCTGACTTCGGCGAGGTCGAACGACCCTTCTGGGGGGTCAGCCGACCCGACTGGGTGAACCCACCGCCGCCAATGTTCTTGGCCTGAGCCGGACGAGAGAGCGCCGTTGCGGGCGCGCCCGTCGGGTTGTAAGCCAGGGCACCCCGCGTGCGCAGGGTGACCGAACCGTCCTCGTTGCGGACTGCCATGGTCTGTCCTCCTTTAGAAGACGTCGTAGGTTACGGTCAGGTCCATGTGCGGGAAGACCGGGAAGGCCTTGACGCCGGTGCCGTAGTCCGCGCCCCACGGGTCCAGGCCGAACTCGTGATCCCAGTTGTAGACGCCCGGGGACCAGTTGTTGGCCGGGTGGGGGGAGGTCAGCATGCGACCCATCCCCAGCTCGGTGTCGTCGAACGCGGCGACGTCAGCCTCGTCCGGCATGAACAGGATGCGGTTCTCCGGGAAGAACCGGTTGTTCGTGAAGTTCTGCGAACCGACGGAGCGCGTCCGATAGACGGCGTCGTACTCGATGAACTTGATGCCCGTCTGCTGCTCGATGATCGCGAGCGAGGCGTTCGGACCCCAGCCGTCGAGGACGTAGCGCGGGTCGATGGTCGAGGACGGCGTGCCGCCGACGACCAGGCCGGAACGCGCGATGAACCGATCCGAGTTCATGGTCGAGTTGAGCACCTTGCGCGAGGTCATGGCGCGCGTGATCCGCACGCCGTACGTCGCGAAGATCCACTCCTGGATCTTGATCAGGTCGCCGATCGGGTCCGAGGCGGTGCCGGTCCAGGTGGAGCCGAGGGTGCCAGCGCCGCCCGGCAGGACCGTGCCGGGCGTGATGCCCTGCTGGTTCGCCGGTCGCAGGAAGTCGACCGCGAACTTGATGCGGCCGTCGTTGTACGCGATGGCGCCGGTCGACTGAGCTGACATGATCAGCCACTCGAGCCGGTTGTTCAGCTTGCGCATGCGCCGCCCGGCGTCACGCGTGAGTCGCGCAGCGAAGTCGGCCTTGGGGTCACCCGCCGTGAGTGGCAGGTTCTCGTCGTCCCGCATCAGCTCGCGGATGCGGAGCCACTCCCGAGCACGCTGCACATCGCTCGGGTCGTAGTGGTCCTTGACCGCCCAGTCGATGACGGACGCGCGACCCTCGGTCAGGAAGGTGTCGTCCTTCTGTGCCAGCTCCGCTTCGGCGTCCTCGGCGCGCGCCGGGATCAGGCCGTCGGCCGTACCCTGCGCGTAGCCGAAGATGACGTCGTCCGACGCGACTTCCAGCCAGGGGAACATCTGAAGGCCGAGGTGCTCCTGTGGCGGCACGATCTCGCGAACGATGCCGAGCATGACCTCACGGCGAACGATGCGGTCCAGACCGATCGGCGACGCGTGCTGACCGCCACCCCGAGCCGGGGGGACGAACCTCGAGTAGCTGGTCGGAGGAGCCGCCAGCCCCGGTGCGTTGAAACCAGTCATTCCGCTGGCTGCCCTTCTCAGTAGAAATTGATCTGAGTGATGAGACCCGCGGCGCCACCAGCGCGCATCGCATCCCTCGTCGTGTTGGTCAGCGTGACCCAGGTGCCGGACGCGTCCAGCTCCATGCACCACGCCTGCACGCCGGTGGCGTCGAACGCCGCCGCGACCTCGCAGTCACGCTCCATGAGCGTCCACGGAAGCCAGGTGTTGTTGATGCCGACGATGTTGGCGAGGGTCTGACGACCGTCCGCCGCACCGGCGACACCTGCCGTGGTCGTGGTCGGCGCGATAGTGCCGGTGAGGGCTGTGTTGCTGATCGTGACCTGCGCCGGGTTGCCGATGAACTGACCGTAGAAGGTCAGGGTGACCGGCGTACTGTTCATCGGGCCACCGGCGGCGAGTACGTCACCCGTGTCGACGTTGTCGAGTGCCTCGATGGCGGCCTGGATCACGGCAGCCGTGGCGTTCCAGGCGATCGGCGCCGTGGTGCGCGAGACGCTGGTCACCGGGTTCACGGTGATCGTGAAGGTGCCCGCCGTCACGGTGGTCGGCGTGAGGGTCTGGATCTCGGCGGTACCAGCAGCCTGGAACGGACCAACCTTGCCGGCCTCGGGGCCGGATGTGATCTTCGCCAGGACCGCACCCTTCTGCAGGATGCGCTGACCCGGCACGCCATCGATCACGGCCTGCGGGACCGTCGAGCGAGCGACGGTGTACGGCTTGGTCTTGACGGCCTTGGTGGAACTGAGCCAGACGTTCTCACCGAACGGCGTGACCGGAGTGCCACCCCTTACGAAGTCAGCCATGTGCTAATCCTCTTGTTCCCTGTGATTCGCGTGAGTGGTGGCTGGGTCTTACGCCGACTCGATGCCGGCCGCGACGAGCTTCTTGTAGGACGGGGTCGCCTTGAGCTGGTCGGGCTTCATGCTCGCCGCACGGAAGGCCGCGACAACCTGCTTGGCGTCCTCGATCTCCTGGGCCTGCACGGCCTGTGGACCGCCGGTGGCCGCGCCGTTGCTCGCCAGCGTACCGCCGACACCCGACGCGGGGGAAGCGTGCTGTGCGACGATGCTCGACGTACCGGCACCCTCGTAGCCCTTGCAGAACAGCTCCCAGCCGGTCTGGTCGAGCTGGACGGCGAGTGCGTTGAAGTGGTCAACGGCGGTCGCGAGGATGACGCCGCGGTCGGACAGGTCCTTGACGAACGCCTCCCGCCCGGCGGCCTGCGCCTCGCGCTGTGCGGTTTCCAGGACGGTAATGTGGCGCTGGACGGCCGAGTAGTCGGTGACCGGCTGACCGTTCACACTGAAGACGTGCGGTGCGTTGGCCGGACCGCCCAGGGCCGGACGGTCAGTCGGCGCGGGCGCGCCCTGAAGCGGTGCAGTCATTGCAGGGATCTCCTTGTCGAACATCACGAGAACTCGGGAATGGTCCCGAGGCGTCGATGGGTCGCGGCTGAAGTTTAGACCCTCCACCGCCGGGATGTCTACGAACGCGAAGCCCGCGTACACGGGCCAAAATTCTGCCTCCGCATTCGAAGCGTACGAGATGATCTCCGCCGACCTGTTGCGGAAGAGACCAGATTCGTATGCAGCGATTGCAGCAGGGTCGAGCAGCTCGAAGCTCGCAAAGACGTAGTCATACTCGACTCCGTCGTGCGGAGCGGCGAGGGTCTCGATCTCCAGGCCGGTGTGCCAACCGACGTTCTTGCCCATGCCGGGCTGGCCGTTGATCAGGAAACCTGGATGCCCGTCGCGAACCGGAACATCCTTGAACAAGTTGTTGGCAACGAGGTAGTTGTAGTTCGCCAACATCTGCTGCATGTGGATGGATTCCCAAGTGTTCTGGTATCCCATGCTGTCGCGGAACGTGCCGGACCGGAAGACGGCTTCGCGCTCAACCACCAGGACGCTGTGGCCTTCCGCGTTCTTCTTCTTGTACTTGCGCGGCGTGAAGCCGAAATCGCCTGACAGCGTGAAGAGGCTGCCAGCCTTATTCGGCAACGTGAGTGTCGTCATTCGCCTGCCTTACGAACAGGGGTGGCAGCTCCACCTCGTCGGGTGCACTCGTCTCTTTCTGCAGCAGGCGTTGCTCGGGCGAGAAGTTGATCACATGCCAGCGCGCGCACTCGCGACACTGCAACTCTACCGGACCACCTCGCACCACGATGTTGCCAAAGACGCGATGCTGCTTGTAGATCATGATGTGCAGGTACAGCCTACCCGTTACGTCAAGCCCGTACATCGCGATGATCGGGCGACGCGGGCAGAAGCATCTCAGCTGATGCTTGGTACGCGGCCTGCGGCTGCGTGTTCTCGATTCGTGCTTTGTCTCAACTTGCATCGCCGAGTCTCTCCAGCTGGTCTGCGAAGAACGCGTCGAACTGCTCCTCTAGACGGTCGAGCCCAGCCTCGTACCCCTCGGCGAGGTAGGCCTGCGACCGGTGTAGAACCCTGCCCAGATCCGAATCCGTGACACCGGAGCCAAGAGCATCCAGTAGTTGGCGTCGGAAACCAAGGTCGGGTCGAACGGAAGCATCACCCGCAGAACGCGCACGCGCCAGCTGGGCTCCCACTCGAGCCTGAATGTTGGCTCGCACCGCAGATACATCGGCTCTGCGGTTGGATGATTTACCCTTGCCAGATGATGTTCCTTCTGGATCACCTCCAGTGCCGCCAGATGAAGGATCGCCGCCTGGATCTGGTGCGGGCGGAACGTCGTCCTCAGCCTGGAGTTCTTCAACTTCCTTGATGTCCAGTCCAGCAATCTCACCGAGCTGCTCCAGATTGAGTTCCGCCTTATTGGCGGAGATGAGTGCCTGCAGGAGGGTCAGGACCAACTGCATCTTGTCGTCACCCAGCTTGCGGAACTTGATCTTCGCACGCTTGGCGGTCGGCCCGAAGTTGAAGTTCACCATCGGGCCAAGGATGTACCTGTCGATGTACTCGGCCCAGTCACCGGCGAGGCTATTGAGCATCTGCTGGAACACGTTCCAGTGCATGGTGCCGAGGTTGTAGCTGCCGACGTCAGCCGTACGCAGCACCAGCAGCGGCGTGAACAGGGCCAGCGAGATCTCCTCATCAAGCCGCATGAGGTAGCGCTCGAAGTCGGCGCCACGCATCTGCGATTCGAGGTACTCGATCTGGTAGTCGTACTCAGCTTCAGTTCCCCTAACCGTACGGTCGTCCGGCAAAACGACTGTCGCTCGGTTTCGCAGGTTCTGGAGGATCTGACTCATCACGTTCAGGCCGGTGGTCTGCGTTCCGTCTGGCAACTTGATGTTGTCCATCGGAGCACGGCCAACAGGGAGCGGCTCACCAAATCGCTCGAAGTACCTGTTCGCAAACATGTGAATCAGGATGCTGAAGTACCACGGAGTAAACGCCGGACGAAGAAGCTTCCGCCCGTACGGGTTCTCGTTCTCCTTGAGGAGTGTGTACCACAGAGTGTTCTCCGCTGGGATCGGCCAGCCGAGACCGTACTGCTTGATGCCGTCGTACACCTTGATCTTCGGCTTCACGTGGCCCGGCGGCGCGTACCCCTCGACATCCTTCCAGTTGATGTCACACAGCTCGGGAATCATGTCCTTAATCTTGGAGAGCTTGACGGCACGTCCCGCCGTGTCGTTCTCCCACTGAAGGATGTTTGGTGAGTATCCAGCCCAGAAAGCCTGACTCAGTGCACGCACCAGTCGAGTCCACACCTCACGCATGTTCTCCTCGCACGCCTTCGCGATCTTCGGATTGTCACTGACAATCTTCCAATCGAGCTGGTGCATGAGAAACATGAGGACACCCAGGCTTGCATTCACCTGGTAGTGATCCTTCATCGCCCTGAAGTCAGACAGCGTGAGCTGATTGAGATCGAACTGGATGATACCGCCGCCAGGCAGTCGGTTCCAGGTAGTGAAGTCGTTTGCCCAGACCTGCGTGAAGGCTTCGCCAAGCTGGGGCGGGGGAGCCTTCTTGAAGGCCGCGGCCGTTTCCGCGCGACGCTGATGATCGTCCGAGTCACCCCTCATATTCTTGGGGGAGGCGAGTTCTGGACGGTCGGCAGGCATGATCATTGACACTGGATACCACCGTCTCTAACGCGGACGAAGGTGGTCAGGAAGGTTCGGGCGACCTCGAAGCAGCGAGCCGGGAACTGGCAATGTTGGCACTGCGAGTCCACGCTGGCCGGTTGGTCCGAAGAGGCTACTGAAGCTACCGCCACTTGACTGTCCGTCGAGTTCGAGTCCACTATCTGTAGGACTCACGGAGGATACACCACGACGGTACCGGCTGTCACCCATGAGAGTGTGGACAACACCGGCCATGCAATCGGCGACGTCTTTACTACCACCCTCTGGGTGATCGATCTTTGTGCCGACATCGATGAGCTGAGACAACTCCTCGATAGCAATCTCGATGCGCTCGGCGTCGCCGTGCCGACGGTATCCCAGGTACGGCGGGAACTCTACGCGCCGCTCGTAGATGCTATCACGCAAGTCCTGGTAGGGAAGCTTCAGTCTGTCCACAGACAGATACACAGCATCGAAACGACGCTTCTGTAGCTGCTGCATCATGTCAGTTGACTGGAAGCCGTCCATCGTAATGCGGTCGATCCTGAATCCCATGTCGTCACGCAGGTAATACAGGAGCTGTCGCACATCACTCAGGATGAATTGCGTCCCAGGTATTGGCCTCATGCGAAGAAGGAAGTCGAACACGATGACAGGACGCAGCTCGTCATCAATTTCCTTTACCTCCGGCACATGTCCCATTGCTAACCCGAGCGCATCACCGTCCGAGGAAATGGCGATGTCTAGATGCACCGCCCGGGGGAGCGTGTCCGGCGCACGGAACCACGGCTCAAACTCGGCCGAAGAGAGCGTGTCCTTCGCCGGGCTGGGCAGGTTGAATCG